GCCTACCTTCGTGTCCACCGGGCTGATGTAGTCCCAGGCATCAGGCTCCGTACCGGACTGTGGCCAGCACTTGAAGTAGCTCTGGCCAGCATCGTCGATCTCCATCTTGAGGTATCGCCACTCGCCCGTGGTCCCCCCGATGGCTTCCTTCCAGACGTCAGACCCAGTGAAGGGTGGATCGGGGGCCGGGCCAGGTGAGAAGTGGTAGCTGACCGCCCGCACCAGCGGGTTGAGTGACCATATCGGGGACTGCCCGACGCCCGGGCTGTCCCTGGCGAAGCCAAACATTATGTTCCACCCCAGGGTCCAGCCAGTGGGGACCTGCATCCTCCATAGCCATTGCGTCTGGAACGGGCGGGTATACGGGAACGGCAGCATCCCTTCGCCGAGGCTGTCGCCCGGGACATCGATGGGGTAGCCCACGTCTGCCTCGACCCCGAAGTCATTGTCGACGTAGAACTGGACGGTATGACCGCCCTGTGGGTTGTTGGCTATGTCCCACAGGTAGCCAGAGGTGGCGGTCCCCCAGCCAAAGCCGTCCGGGATCAGGTAGAACAACCTGTCGAACTCGTCGATCGAGCGGACGATCCCGGTCGGCGGCGGGTCGTCCTTGCGGTTGTTCGTGTCGTCATCGTCAACGGGATCGACACGCCCGAACGGGACGTCGATGTTGTGGCTGAGATGCAGCTCCCACCTGGCTGACGTGGGGGTCGGGAACGTGATCGTCACGGTCCGGATGGGGACGTTGTCCTGGTATGAGTAGACCGTGCTCTCGAAGTCGACGACCTGGGCTGCCCGGAACCCCTGCCGGAACACGGTGCAGGAGAGGAAGTCCTGGTCGTCCTTGTGGCCCCGGCGATGCGATGGCGAACCCAGGACGTAGGTGCGGGCGCGCCGAAGGACAGTGGCCTCCTTCCAGGAGCCCGAGAACTGGTCAGCCCACTGGAAACGCCCATGAAGCGCGACCGAGGCTGCATCCTCGTACCTGGCAAAGACCGGATCGGACGAGCCCTTGCCAGCGCCCCAGACAAGGGCATCGTTCGCCATGGCATCGGCCTTGCTCGAGATCTCCATCTCCCGGTAGCCCACATCGCCAGCGGTCAGCGGATGGTCCGTCAGCCGGTAGGGAGCCGTGGCAGCCGAGTCGTCTGCATAGACGAGGTATCCATCCGGGTCGATGTAGAAGACGCCGCCAGTGATCTGGCAGATGTCCGTGAAGAGCACCGACAGCGGCTCGCCGACCGAACCGACCAGGAACTCCTGCTCCGGATCCGGTGATGCGATCGTCTGCACCTTGGTCGTATCCGGGAACTCGCCGTCGTACAGCATGGGCAGGCCACCGACGTCCACGAACTTCTCGACGAAGTCCTGGATGACGTCCTTGTCCAGCGTGCCAGCCGGGTAGATGGGGAACCGCTTGTTGCTCGATGGGTTCGCACGCTTGTACAGGTAGCGCCGCTGGAAGGCCAGGTTGACATCGGCGCCGTTGAGGACCCAGAAGCGAGGCGTGGTGGCAGGCGTCTGCGTGTCGTCGACCGGGAAGGCATACACCACGCTGGCTGCCATCACCCAGCCTCTCCACTCGGGGATGCCATCGATATAGAGGACGAGGGTGCCCCCGGCATGGAAGAACCCCGGCACCATCTCGTTGGTGTCGTGGTCGTAGTACTGCGGCGGGAAGATGTGGTCGACATCCTTGACCCGGAGGATCGCCTCTCCCGGGTTGCCGTCCGTCCTGGTCGTGAACGAGGCATCGGCCAGGATCGTCCAGGGGGCGATGTCGTTCCCCTCGTAGATGATCTCGATGATCATGACTGGTTGGTTGCGAAGATCGCGGCCCTCCGGTTGAGGCGGTCCTCGACCCGGCGTGCGATCCGCTCCGCTACGGCATCGACGTCGCTCGTCTCGCGGACGCGCCAGTCGCCGCTGATGTTGACGTTGACGCTGGTGCCGCCCCCGCCCCCACCGAACATGGCGCCCATCGGCACCCGTCGCGGGTTCCGCAGGACGGCGACATGCTCGTTGCCAGCCTCGCCGACGGTCATGGACGTCCCGCCGCGGGTGTCGAAGACGGTCCCCCGGGCATGCTTGTTCACGAAGCCCGGGAAGAGTCCCTGGATGCCCTGCTGAAGCGAGACGAGACCGTCAAGAAGGCTGCCGACCGCGGTGCCCGTCCCTATGGCCCCGGACCCCTTGTCGCCGCCCGCGCCAGTGCCAGTGCCAGTGCCGGTGTCAGGTGCGGCCGTCGGCACCAGGGCTGCCAGGGTGGTCTGGTACTTGGTGGTCAGGTTCGCAAGGCTGGTGTCGACCTCCTTGTTGAAGGCCGCGCTGAACTTGCCGGTAGCAGCCTCGATCTCGGCCTCGGTGGAGATGGCCATGTTGTGGATCCCAAGCCCAAGGTCCTTGAAGGTGTCAGCCATCTGGACCTTCATGTTCAGGGCCTGCTGCTTGAGGTCGACGACCTGGTTGAGCCCCTTGACGTCGACCTCGATGGCGTGACCGGCCATCGTGCTCTTGAGCGCAGCCACCGCATCCAGCGATGCACGGCTGAACTCGATCTTCTGGATCTGGATCCCGGTGCCGAACTGCTTCTTGTTGATGTCCAGGAGACGCTGCTGCTGCTTGGCCTCGTAGTCGGCATCACGGGCCCGGCTGGCACGCTCCGTGGCCGTGGCCCCGGGAGTGCTCAGGCGGCTCACCGCGCGGGAGAAGTTGAGCTGGCGCTGGCTCATGGCCAGCTGGATCCGGTCTGCCTCCCGGGACGAGAGCAGCTGTTCCTTCTGGAGCTGCCCCAGCTTCGTGGCGACGACGACCTGGTCCTGGTACCGGGCGGTCCCCTTCTCGGTGAAGCCGACCAGGGCACGCACGATCGTCGACCGCTTGCCCTCCATGGCCAGCGCGTCGCCCAGGGATCTCTTCTGCAGCATCAGGTCGCGGTTGTACTGTGCCTGGGCCAGCCCGCCGGTCTCCTTGCCAGCCCGCTCCTTCAGGTCCCGGATCTCGTTCCCCAGGGACTTGATGGCTGCGATCTGGTCGGGCGGTACCTTCAGGTCGGCCCACGCCTTGTCGCCTATCGCCTGCAACGCCTGGAGTTCCTTCCGGGCGTCATTGGTGGCGGACGCGTACGTCTTGACCGACATCGTGACCGTTGGGTCGACCGCGCTGAACTGGGGCCCCAGGGCGCCCAGCGTCTGGGAGCCGACCGCGGACTGCGCGACAGATGCCTTCGATGCCAGCGGGTTGACGGCCAGGTTCTCGGCGAACGACGTAGGGATGGTCGTGGTGCGAGCTAGCGCCGCCTGGGACTCGAGCGCGTGGATCTGTGCCTGCAGGCCACGCTGCATGCTCTGCAGGAGATAGCCCGGGTCCTGGATGTTCTGGCCCTTGAGCTGGCCCTCGAAGAGGTTGTTGATGTCCCTGGCCGAAGACACGGTCGCGCCGGTCCCGGTCTGGGCAGAGATGCCAGCCTGCCGATACTTGTCAGCGATCGGGCCCGCGACCCCGGCAGCGATCATCGCCTTGTAGGTCTGCTCGATCTCCTTGGTCTTGGTCGGGTCGTAGACCAGCTTCCCGAACTCGGACCCCGCCTTGGTCACCGTCTCGTTGAAGACCTTGACCGTGTCGATGATGTCGGCCGGTCCGGATGCGTCCCCCGTAGTGGCATGCCGGGACTCGTCGACGAGCTTCAGGATGTTGGCGTTCTTGGTCGCCTGGTCGGACCCGCCCAGGTTCTCGCCAGCGATCTGGAAGAGCTTCTGGACGTTGTTCGGGATCGCTCCGACCGAGTTCGCCTCGGGGTTGGCTGGATTGAATAGGCCTGCCGTCTGCTCGACGGCTCCTGGCGTCTGGCCCAGCCAGTTGAACGGTGTCCCGGGCAGGACGCCGTTACCCATGCCGATGCCGATGCCGACCTGGTGGTTGCCACCTTCCGGACCGCCGCGGTCTACACGACGCCCCGCCCGGATCAGGTCGATGGCCGTCTGGAGGTTCTTGTTGCCAGCCTCACGCCCAGCCATCGTCTCGATGCCCGCGGTGTTGAAGCCGCCTGGAAGGCCTGCCGCTCCAGCAGCAGCTGCCACGGTTCCCCTGACGTCACCGCCGCGCGCCTGGACCTGGGCCCCAAGCTCGCTCGTGACACGGGCTGCCGTACCGGCGAAGCCAGTGAACGCGTCAGCAGCCGGGCCAGCTGCCTTGCCTACCAGTTCCAGGGCCACCTGGACAGCCGTCATCGCAGCCGTGAACAGCACGGTGCCGCCGATGATGCCTGCCAGGCCAGCCCCCTGCGCCCGGACTGCCTGGACCGGAGACAGGATGCCCTTCTGCGCTACCCGGGCAGTGTCGGTGCGCTCGGTAGCGATACGACGCTGGTCAGCGGTCGCCTTGCGCTGGGCAAGGTAGTCCGCAACGTTCTGCTGACGGGTCTCCAGCTTCTCCGTATCGGTCTTGAACATGTCCTGGCGCCCAGGGCCGACCGTGCCTCGCCGGATGAGCGCGGACTGCTCCCGGATGGTGGTCAGCTTCTCTTCCTCGGCTGCCGCCATCGATGTCGCGCGGGTAGCCCGCTGCTGGAGGGAGCGAGCCCTGCCAGCCCGCTCCAGGATGCCCTTGCGGCCACCGACGAGGGTCTGGGAGATCTGCCCGAAGGCAACCGATGCAGCCCGGACAGGGGACAGCTGGAGGGCCTCGCTGATGCCCGTGTTGATCTTGTCGAGGTCTTCCCGGAGGGCATCGACGCTCTGGAATGCCTGCTCGCGTCCCTTGATCCTGGATACCGCGCCAGTCCTGGGTGGCCTGACGAGACGGCCACCAGCGACCGGCCCGGCAGCAGCGGCAGCAGCGCCTGCACCGGCAGCAGCTGGTCCGGCAGTGCCTGCCGTGGCGCGCGGCATCCCGGCAGCGGGAGCGTTCGCACGGGGCACGCGGGGAGAGCCAGCCGCACCACCGCCACTGAACATCCCAGCGAGCTGCTGGGGGTTCGAGAAGGCATTCGGCCAGTTGACGACACGGACCGGCTGGGCGTTCTGGGCGATCGACATCGAGGTGCCGCGGAGCAGGGATGTGCCGTGCGCGGTGCCTGCTGCGATACGGCGGCGATTGGCATCGCCCATGTACCAGAGGTTGCCGCCCTGGTTGCCGACCGGCCCGCCAGCGACGCGCCTGGACATACCGCCCAGCTGATGGTGCGGGATGATCTGGCCATCCTCGGGGAAGCCCCTGACCTCGGGGCCATGCTGCCCGACCATCTCGGCCTGGCCGCTCTTGCCGACGTACATCTCCTCGCCGACTTCACCGACAAGGTAGGTCTGTTTGCTCAGGCCGAGGCGCTTGGCCGTCAACCAGGAGGAGGGATGGAGGTCGGCCCCGGGGCCCCGGACCTGAGCTGTATAGTCGGTCGTCCGCAGACGGTCCTTCCAGACTGGACCGCCACCAGCCCGGCCCTGGCGATAGGCCAGCAGGCGGTCGGCAGCAGCACTGCCTGGCGGGGGCTCCATGTCCTCCCGGACGGCTCCACCAGACTGGGGGCTCCCCCCCTGCATGATGCCTACCAGGGCGTTGTAGTACTGGGACTTCCGCTCGTCCCCTGGCCTGATCGCACCGCCCTGGTACAGGGTCGACTGGAGGATCCGCCCCAGGAGCCCGCCCATCGGGCCACCCTGGACCGGACCGCCACCCGCCCGTCGCTTCATGGCATCCCGGATGCCACCGACATTGAAGAACCGGCCTCCGGGCAGAAGGTCATGGGTCGTCGCCTTCAGGCGCGAGTCCTGCATGATCCCGCGTGGCCGGGGCTTGTCCCATGCCCCATGGGAGCCCGATTGGTATCCCTTCCGGCTATTGCAGCTCGTGCATAGCGTCTGCAGGTTCTGGGGATCCCATGGATCGCCACCATGGGCCTGCGAGGTGATGTGGTCAGCGGTCAGGAAGTTGCGCTTCTGGGTAGCCTCCAGCCGTCCGATGCCGCAATGCGAGCACCAGGGCTGCGAGCGAAGCTGACCGCTGCGAAGCTTCTTCCAGGCAGAGCCATTCTCGCGGGCGACGTTGACGTGGCCCTCAGGCGCTCCGCTACTTGCCCCGAACGGGCGCGACAGGAAGCCAGCCTTGACCGGCCCGCCTGCGGCACGCCTGAATATCGCGGGCGGCTCGGGGAAGGAGCCGGTGGTCCCTGCCGCCGCGGCCTTCTTGGCCTCCTTGAGGATGCGCTCATTCTCGGAGGACCGGAGGTCATGGGTCTGCGGCAGGTTGTGCTTCTTGACCAGGTCCGCGATGTGCATGGACGGGTCCACGCCACCCAGGCTAGCGCTGGGGATCGGGGCGCCCTCGCCACCCAGGCGCAGCATCCAGTTGCGCTGGTTCTGGCTTAGCCCTGCCCAGTTCTGCTTGCGCTGCCCGACCTGTTCCGTGAGCTGCTGCGCCTTCGCCTGGGCAGCCAGCTCGGCCTCTGTCGGCGCACGCTGGGCGACCTGCTGCGGATGGGCGAGGCGGTACTCCATCTCGGTATCGCGCTGTGCGATCGCCGCAGTCTGGATGGGCCCTGACGACTGGCCCGCGAAGCCAGAGGGCTGGCCCGGGGACGGCTTGTTGATCCGCTTCGGGGGCTCCCTGCGACTGTCGCGAAACTTCTGGGCCTTCTCGGGGTCCTCTTCCTCGAGCGGGGCAGCAGCGTAGTAGGAGCCGACCCCAGGCAGGTTGACGGGCTGCGCCTGGATGTTCCCAAGTTCGCCCTTCAGGTCCTCGGCCGACGGCAATGCCTGCTCTTCGAGGCGATCCCGCTGTGCCTGCTGACGCTTCAGGGCAGCATTGGACTCGGCTGCCGACTGCTGGATCGCCACGGCACCGGTACTCCGGGTGCCAGCGTTGCCCTTGGCCGCAGCCTTCCTGTTCCTTGATGTCGGCGTCTCCTGGGACGTGATGTCGCCCCGGATCGCGTTGGCGAACCCTGCTCGCAGGAGCATGGCGGGGTCCAGGCTGTATGGGTCAGTCTTGCCGATCTGTGCCCGCCGCAGCCTCTTCAAACGCTTGGCAGCCTTGGCCGGATCCCCACCGTAGGTGTAGAACGACCCCTCGATACCGCCACCCTCCCACTCGGAGGACAGTGCCTTGGCAGCTGGGTAATCGCCGCTCATGTGAGCGAACAGCGCATCGGACATGGGCTGGTCCATGGCGGACAACTTCGTGAAGCTGCCATCGTCCCGGACGTCAGCCAGAGCCTCACGAACCTGCGTGGCGCGCGGAGACTGGTCTGCAGCCAGCATCTCGCCATAGCGACTGGTCTGGAGCTGGGCAAGGATCCCGCCTGGACCCATGCGTGCCAGTTCAGCCTGCTGCCTGTGCGCTTCCGGGACCTGTCCGATCGGGCCGAGCTTGACGCCCTTGACGCCCTGGCCGACCTCTGTCAGCAGGTTGATGTCGCGCGTGGACGAGCGTCGCCCCAGCCCTCGCCCACCCCGGTCTGCCTTGCGCGGCAGGGCCATATGCGCCTGCCTGGCAGCCTCTTCCTCGGGGCTCAGGGACATGGCCCGGGCGTTCAGGGAGCGGTCTGCCACTTGCCGCTGGACGACGTCGGGAGCAAAGGTGGTCCTGTCGCCAGCAGTCCCGGTCGCTGTGCCTACACCCCCGCCGCCTGCGACACGCGTGGTGGTGACAGGGGCCCGGAGGGCCTCACGCTCGGCCCGTCGCTGGGCCCGCGAGGCCCTGGCGGGAGAGTCGGCAGAGGGACGTGTCGAGGGTGCCCCGGTGATGACCGGGGGCGGGATCGACATCCCGGCGTCACGGGCGGCTGCCGCCTGGTGGGCAGCGGTCCGGACATCCTGCGTCGAACCACCGGCAGCCCGAACCGCCTGGGCCCGCTGCCGGTTGTGTGTGCCACGGATATGTCCGGTGAGGCTTCCCTCGGACGTGAACGCCTTGCCGCACTCAGGGCAGGCGAACCCACCCCTGGCTGCGCCACTGGTCGCCACGCCACTGGTCGCTGCGCCACCACTGGCCGTGACTGTGGCTGCCTTCACGGTCCTGGGCCTGGTGGCATTGACGGCGGCGATCGCGGTCTTCGCCTGCGCCTCGGAGGCGCTGGCGATGCGTTCCTGGGCCCGGGCGTCGCGCAGCCTGGCAAACTCGGCCTTGTTGGCAGCACTCCGCTCCGCGCGCGTCTGGCCTGCTGGTCGCCCCTGCCGGACGTTCGCCTCTGCCTGTGTAGCGGCTACCTCACTCGACTTGGCGATGCGCTCCTGGGCACGCTGATGCCGGACAGCCGTCTGGCTGCCAGCACCGCCACCGGAAGTGCCCCCGCCGCCTGCCGGGGATGCGCCGCCCGCGGCGCCGCCAGGACGCCCGCCACCCCTGTAGACCAGCTCGACCGGGATCTTGATGACCCCGACGTCCTTGGCGATCTGCAGGCCAGCCGCCCTGGCCCCACCTGCGACATGCAGCTTGACGGGGAGGGTGGTCAGGCCTACCTGCTTGACCAGGCCCGCCGAGAAGTTCTTGGCGGACGCAGCCGAGATCGTCGGGGTAAGGACAAGCGTCTTCCCCAGCGTGTCCTTGAGCTTCTTGCCAGCCGCCTCGACTGACGCGGTGCTCGGATTGATCTTGACCGAGAAGGTGATCTCTCGGGGCTTGCCCTTGTACCCGAAGGCGTCCAGGCGTTCCTTGGCAGCCGTGATCTGCTTGTTGAGGCCCTCGACGTCAACGCCGAGCGCGACATAGATGCTGCCGACCTTCTGGCCGTTACCGGACATGGGTCAACCCCAATCGCTCGTCCATGTCGATCACCTCCATGTCCGGATCATCACTGGGGATCTCCGTGGAAGACGGAGAGGAATGAGCACGGATCCAGAGGTCCCGCAGGGCCTTGAAGTACGAGAACGGGAAGCGCCTGACCTCGTGGGGCTTCCATCCCCACTCAGCTGCTATCCGACCACAGAGATCGGCGGTCGACCAGGCGCGGCCTATTCCCCCGGCTTGTCCTCGGCGTTCTGGGACTCGCGCTCGACGCGCTCCTCATCGGTCTCGATGTCGCCGTAGTGCATCTCGTTGACGATGTCGTTGAGCTTCCGGGCCACCTTGGTCGGCAGTTCGGTCAGGAACGCCACTGGCGGCTGGGTGGCGAGGGCCCAGCATTCCTCCGCGGTCTTCCCCACGGCCTGCTCCTTGGGCATCGTCCGGCACGTCTCCCGTACCAGGAGCTTCAGCAGGAGGATGTTGTCGATCCGGTCGTCGCTGGTCTTGGCCCGGTCAAGCTGCTTCTGGTATCCGGTGATGTCCAGCTCGCGCAGCACGAACGTAGTGGATCCGATGGTCGCCCTGACGACCTCGAACGTGTCATCCAGCTCGTCGATTGAGGGACCCGCATCTGACTTGGTCATCTTCTACTCCTCATGCCTGGTGATGTCTATCACCGAGCAAGCTTCCATCAGCAGGCCCAGCCCCTCAAGACGGGCCGTGGACCCTGGTTCCTGGTCTAGCCTGAACTGTTGCTTCCCCAACTTGATGACCACGGTCTTCTCGTAGTCAGCATCGTCCCAGAGATGGGGGTTGACATAAGAGAACACGGCGCGGAGATCGTACAAGCCCGCCTTTGGGCCGTCGTCTCCACGCCGTGTGAGCGTCCAGCGCCCCATCGTCCCGATGAGAGCCCCAAGCGCCTCGATGCGTATGGTGCCGTCTACCCCAGACAGCTTGAGATCATTGAACAGCATCTAGTGCCCTTCTCCCGAAGGATCCAGGGTGGCATGGGCGACCGTGTGTTGACCACGGTCGCCCCTAGATCATGTCAGGTCAGACGGTGAACACCGTCCACGCACCAGCTGCGCGGAAGTTGCCCGACACGCGGACAGCGTCGGTGTTGCTCGCGGTGATCGCCGCATCGATGAGGCCCGGGCCATGCGCGACGAGGATGGGGCTCGCGCCGTCATCCGCGTACAGGTAGACCTGGGTGGCGTCGCTGTCCGTCGCGTTGACCATCAGGTCGCCCGACGTGTCCAGGATGCCATTGAACGTGCCCGAGACGTCCTTCAGGCCCGTGAGGTACGTCTTGTTGACGTCACCGAACACGGTGGCATCGACGTAGTCACGGTTGAGGTTCAGTGTCCACTCGTTCTTGGTGGCCACCTTGAATGCCCCAGCCTGGCCCTTCGCTGCGACCAGATAGATCGCACCGTTCTTGCCATGGAGCTTGGTTCCTGAGTTCGCGGTCATGCCGTCTCCTACTGCCCTACATCAAGGGTTGGCTAGTCCAGATCTCGTACGTGCCGCCGACCTGGTAGATCAACTTCCCCTCGGCATCGACATCAGGGGACGCCGGGACGTCCGCGATGCGACGGCAGATCAGGGTGGATTGGTCATCGACCGTCAACTGCGCACTGTCGAGCGCATCGGCGATGGTCTGGTCACCGTTACGAGCGGTGACCTGGTTCTCCGAGAACACGAACACGTCCACGACCGCGACGATCATCCGGCTCCCCCAGTCGTCCTCGTAGGGCGCTGCGACTGGTGAATATGTCGCGAATGGATAGTCCACCTTCTCGGGAGCGATACCCTCGTGGATCCCGCCTGTTATGGCGGTCCGGAAGGCTGCATCTGATCGAAGGGCCTGGACGAGTCCACGCCAGATCCCAGCTGAGGTCTTGGGCATCAGAAGTTCCCCGTGCCCAGGCCAGACTCGCGGCCCGTCACGCCACCGATGCGTGCACCGCTGCCCTTGCGGGCCTTGTCCCCGGTATTCCTGACACCGCGTGCCACCGAGTCGCGGAGTTTCGTCCGTGCCTCGTAGAGCGCAGGCCTCAGGAATGGATGCGGGCGGTTATGCCGGGTTCCGTACTCCTGGGGAGCCGAATATTCGACCGGCGAGATGACGAAAGCCCAGTAGAAGTTGCCCTGTCGCTGGGGCGGCGTCGGGAAGATCTCCCCCCGGAGCCTGCCGCCCAGCCGCAGGAAGTCGCTTGTCTTGGTAGGGACCCTGGTGATCTTCCCGTTCGGCCCCGTCTCGAGACGTGACCTGGTGACATCCCGGTACCCCGCCCTGCCGCTCCGCGCCTCCTGGCGCCCGCGGTACGAAAGGAAGTCGTTGGGGTTCACCTCGGTCTCCCGGACACCTTCCCGGCCGACCTTCTTGAACGCCTGGATGTGCGGGGAGAGCGTCTTCGCCGACGGGCTGTACCTGCGCATGTCGCCCGAGACGACCGTGTTGCCATGGAGGTCCATGTAGCGCATGACCGGGATGAAGCTGTTGTTGTGCCCATACCTCGGGCCAGCCTGGGCGAAGGCGTTCTGCGGGACGTCGATGCGCCGGTTCTGCGCCCTGCTCCGCTTCCATGCCTGGTATCCGCTGCCCCCGGGCGACGTCCGTCCGCCCCGGATATGCTCCCCGATGGCACCGAAGTTCCCCGTGAAGGATGCTCCCCGGCGGTTGCGGTTGAAGATCGCCCGGACCGGGGCGTACTTCTTGGCACGCACGGCAGTGAAGTTGACAGCCCCCTGGAGGCCCGCGATCGCGCCCCCGATAAGGTCGTTCTCGATGCCACTCCAGTCGACCGAGATGCTGGGCTGCGGGCTCATGGCGTGTTCCTGGTCAGGCTGCAGGTGAGCCATTCCTGCCAGGAGGACTCCCGCGCCGTGTCGACGACCCCGAACCGCTGGCCATTGATGACCACGTGATCCTCGGGCTCGATGAGCGTCCCGAACGGGACCCTGAGCTTGAACTGCCCAAGCGCGATCACCTGGGCCTGGTATGCGTCGACGGTCTTGCCCAGTGTCGAGGTCATCCACCCCTTGACAGTGACCGGGTCCGGCTCGGACTCGATGGTGTCGTCACCGTACGGGTTCGAGGGGTCGAGGGCAAAGGCTGCCTTGTGGTAGATGGTGACGTTGGTGACCATCCACTTCTCGCCCAGGCTCTGGACGTACCGGAGCTGCGCCGGGCTGATCATTGGCTGATGAACCGGAACCCGTCGAGCAGACGGGCAGCCCTGTCGGGGATGTCGTCCATCACGGCCGAGGCCGAGTTGCGCGGGACGTTCCGCTCGAGACTGATCTCGCCGACCTTCAGGCTGCGCAGCCCGGTCATGCCACCAACGGCCATGGCCTTCTCGGCTGTCATGTCGGTCGTGATCCAGCCGACTGCCTCGGCGATCTCGCCCGGCAGCGTGTAGCCATACGAGGCGGTCACCACGTCGCCAGCGGCGAGCCCTGCGTCAAAGATGACCAGGCCCTCCTCGCGGTCGAGCGTGTAGTCGTTCGGGTCGGCGACAGACCCGTTGACCTTGACTTCCACGGCAGTCGTGTCCCAGAACTGGTTCGACGCGCGGTAGGCCTGGGCATCCGTGTCCTCGAGGATCTCGTCGACCTCGGAGAACTGGTACCCGTAGGTGTAGTTGGTCCGGATCTTGGGCACGCCCAGACCGAGCACCGGGGTGATGGCTGCCCCGAAGAGGCCGTGGCTGGACATCGCCAGGGACACGATCTCCACCGAGTTGTGGCTGACGAAGAGGTCGGCCGGGTCGAAGTTGACGTACTGGGTGTTCGTGACGTGGATGCGCATCTGCGTCACCGTCAGCAGTGGCGTGTGCCACAGGAAGATGGTCCGCTGGACCCCCTCCCAGACTCCGTTGCCTATCCGGTAGTCGTGCTGTTCCTGTGTGATCGTCCCCCCTCGGAACGAGTGGCGCTGCGGGAGCGTGGGCACTGCGCAATAGCTATCGACTGCCCGCGAAGCACGGTTGAGGATGGCACGAAGGTCAGAGTCCTCCATGTCTTCCGCCCCGAAGCCACGCGCGCGGTACCCATCAGGTGTCAAGTACAGCATCCACGCCTCCCCAGGGTGTCGGGAGCCCCAGCTGGGGCCAGGGCTCCCAGCGTCCTACTGCTTGACTCTCACCTTGTTCGAGAACGTAGGCGCCTTCACGGCGAGACCCCACATCCCGAAGATGATGAAGAGATGGGTCAGCTGGCCCGAGATCCCGATCGGGATGTCCAGGACGGTCGGACCCTCGGAGCCCAGGTAGGGCAGGGAGATGGTCCGCTCATCGAGGAGGTAGATGTCCCGAACGGAGTTGCTCGAGTACGTCGCCGCCGTGTAGGCGTCGATCGCAGTGCCGGGCACCACCGCGAGGGGCGTCCGGCCCATCGAGGTGTTCACAGCGTTGGTCGTGATGCCCGGGGCAACATCGACCTGGCTGTTCATGTACAGGACGTTGGCGTCCTGCTGCTCGTCGAACGTCTCCTTGTCGAGGGGGTTAGCCCACCCGATGTTGGGACGTCCGGCCTGCTGCATGGCCTGGGTGACCGCGCTGTTGAGCGCCCGGCGCATGGAGCCAGTGGTCGTCGGCGACGTCGCCGGGTCCACGTTGACTGCACGTGCGGAGTTGAGGATGGAGCGCAGGCCCGTGAACGCGTTCGCGTCGTAGAGACCCAGCTCGTTGGTCGTCAGACCGCCGCTGTCAGTGGCGTGACCGGAGAAGATCTGCTTCTGCATCCGGTTTGCCATGGCCAGCAGGCCACCCTGCAGCTCGAGCTGCTCGGGGCTGAAGCCTGAGCCCGACTGCACGGCAGCGAACTGTGACTTCAGCGAGACGCCGCGCCGGGTCGCCAGGATGGCCACGTTGGTGGTCGCCCGGACGTAGGTGCTGGCGTCATCGGTCACGGTCCCCAGCTCACCCATGAACTGGGCATCGCCGAAGGACGTGATCTGCTGGTAGGTGTGGGTCAGGCCGTTCGCTGGTTCCTTGGTGAACCGGTCGAACGCCGGGAACTCCCGGATGTACAGCTCGTAGAGGATGGGCTCGAGATCCTGGCGGATCAGAGCGGCAGCCCCGGAGCTGTCCAGAGCCTTCTGGACGCCTGGGTCCAGCTCGCGCCCGATGCCACCGAAGGCCTCGGAACGTGCCTGGCCACCAGCGGTGAGCCACGCGTCGAGCGGGATACCTGTGTTCTTCTGGACCGCCTGCTCGTAGAACATGGCGGTCAGTTCGGACGAAGACTTCTTGCGAAGCTCGGAGCGGATCGCGAGCTGGTCGGAACGACTGAGCATCCGGCGAGTGATCGGCGGGGTGCCCTGGTCACCGATGCCCTGCATCACCGTGGGGGCGACGAGGGTTCCGGGGTTGTCGTTCAGTCCAGCCAGCATCGCCCCGATGTCGCGCAGCGTGTTCTGCGCATTGGTGAGGGCAGCAGCCCTCTCCTCGGGAGTCACTGGTCGGAACCTCCTGTAAGCATCTTCATGAAGTCGTCGCTGTACGGTCCACCCTGAAGGCGCGCCGTCAGCTGCTCGACCTCGGCTGCCGCGGATCGCACCATCTGGGTCTTGCGGCCCATCGGGATGTTGCCCACGGTCTGGATGATCCTGGCTGCCTGGGCGATGATCTCGCCTGTCTCGGCCAGGGCCTGTTCACGCTCGGCCACCACCGACGCATTCGCCACCAGCGACTCGCCCAGCTGCCGCCGCACGTCCACCAACTCCGTGGTGGTCTCGCGTAGCAGGTCGAGAATGCCCTGGAGTTGGGTCAGGTCGACCTCTCCCGGTGCGTTCTCCAGCAGGCTGATCGCCGACGCGGTCACGTCAGGCGTCGGAGCACTGAACTCGCCATCGTCCGCAGGGTCGCTCGCAGCATCCTGGGATGGCTCGTCCGCTCCGTCAGACGAACCGGCTGGCTCGTCCGTGTCGATCGTGATGACCTGGATGCGGGCGTCGGTCAGATCCGGCGTCACATCCTTGTGCATGGAGTTCTCGCAGTCGCCCTTGGGGCTGCCTGCCGAGCCGCCACAATCCGGGCACGCTGCCAGGGTGAGGCCACTCCATGAATGACCGTCGCCCTCGGCGTGGTCGGTTTCGTAGTTGCAGAGGAGACCGGTCTCCCCGAACTCCAGGCCGCAGATGGAGGCAAGGATCTCCGGGTCGATCTCGAAGATGCGCGGCCCAGCGGGGGGCGCAGACTCAAGGTCTTCGTTCGTGACCCCTGCGAGTTGCAGGCCCTCGAGGGACCCCTCGATGTGATAGCGCCCGGCATCAAGCGTGATGGTCGGCGAACCCAGTTGATGGGTCGTGCTGCGGCGGATCTCCAGGTCCTCAAGCGCGCGGATCGCATTCGAGATCCAGGACCGCTGGTTCGCGGGGATGCCGACGATGCTCGTCTCCAGCAGCTTGACGTGCTGGATGCGCATCGCGCCGGTCTTCTTGTCCCGGATGTAGCCGCCCTCCGGGATCATCGCGCCGATCGACAGGCCGATCTTGTGGCCGTTGTCGATGGCCTTCCACGCCTTGATCGCGCGGTCGTTCTCATCGTTGATGTCGATGTCGAAGTCGAGGTCGTAGTTGGGGTTGCCCTCGCCGTCGACGCCCCTGGTCCACATCTTCGCGTGGGTGACCATGCCGCCCACGTCCTCGGGCACCTTGTACTCATGGTTGAGGAAGATGGTCAGCCCGTCATTGGCATCGCGCTCCATGTCTGCGAGCGCGGTGTCCTCCATGGTGTCGCCGTGGAGGTCCCTGGTCGTGGACGATGCCACGCCATGGAGCGTCATCTTGCCGTCAGGAGTCTTCGCCGCCTTCAGCAAGCCCGAGAACAGCTTGAACGTGGCCACGTTCGTGGTCTGGATCGCCTGGTCGATCAGATCCATGTGTCAGTTCCTCCTTCGCCATGGCTCCTTGGTGGAGCCCGGTCAAGAACTCATGGAACCGAGCCGCTGCGTAGTCCCATTGGAAGGAGCTACGAACGTGCTCGACACCTGCCTCGCCCAGCTTCCGGCGCGCTCCACTCGATGAGTAGAGCTGCTCGATCGCGTCGCTGAAGGCCTCGATGTCCGCCAGCCAGAGGTCCTGGCCAGAGGGAACAGTGATGAGCCGCTGTGGCTCGATGAGGATCCCGCCTGGCCCGACGACTTCGGGGATGGCCGAGATGTTCTGCGCGATGACCGGGACGCCACATGCGAGCGCCTCGGCCAGGGTCAGCCCGAAGCCTTCGCCGCGGGACGTGGACACGACCAGGTCGGCAGCGTTCACCAGGGCATTCAAGTCCTGCTGTGGCCATCCCTGGAAGGTGTTGTGGAAGTCGGGGCCGAAGAACCGGCTGCGGTCGATCCGGGGTTCACGGGTGTAGAGCGTGTTCAGGTCGACACCGGATCCCAGGTCGCTCTGTGAGCAATGGAAGTGCACCTGGATCTCGCGATGCCGCAGCATCACGGGCACCAGGGCCTTGTAGGTGGCGGCGAAGTCCTTCCGCCCGCTGTTCTTGTCGATGCGCAGTACCAGGAACCCATCGGGGTCGAAGCCGAACGCGCGCTTGCAGTCCTTCTTGGACCGCAGAACCTCGCCGCTCTGGACCTTGATCGGCTTCTCCCTGACTGGCCAGAAGAGGTCCGTGTCAACGCCGTGGTAGACGAGCTTCGAGCCCGGGTAGTGCTGCCGCCCCCAGTTGCTCATGGCGACGACGTTCGTGACCTTCGAGAGCACCTCGCCCCATGCAGGGGGGAGGTTCGTCCCGTCGCACGGGATGTAGCTCAGGATCGGCCGGTACTGGAGCAGCATCCGCTCGGGGTCGTAGCGGTTGTTGAACAGGTAGTGGATGAGGACCGTCGGATCGTTGAGCATCACGACCACGTCCGGCTCCAGCTTGGCCAGCATCTCGAGGACCCTGGAATAGCCGTAGAGGTCGGTGCCGACCAGCGAGTCTGGCCGGTACAGGTGCATCGGGGTGGGCCAGTAGTCACCGCGATGGTTGATCGCCAGGACGCTAACCTCGTGCCCGTAATCCTGGACGAGCCGGTCACCGACCGAATGGGTCACCCGGCCGAACCCCGTATGGCAACCGCCATCCCCAAGCCATAGAACCTTCACGCGCTGCCTCCACGCCCCGGATGGGGCTCATGGTTACTGGCGGCGCACCGTGATCACATTCGGCTCCGCCTGGGTTTGGATCCTTCCCCCAGCGAAGGTGACCTCCCACTGGACGAGGTAGTCGCCCGGCACCGCGAGGTCGTTCGTGGCCCAGGAATAGCGCACCTGCCCCAGCGAAGCGTCCACGATGTCCGCAGGCTGGTTCACGGTGAAGCGCTTGTCGTTCTCCTTGCGCATCTGGAAGCGGACTGCCGCAGTCGACAGTCCGGGAAGCGGCGTCGTCGTCCCCAGCAACACGAGTGTCGAGGTGATGAACGGGCTGGTGTCGCCCTGGACGAAGGTGGCTTCTGTCATGCGATCACGGCCTCCAGGCTGAAGCTGCCCGTCCTGGTCACCAACTGATAGTCGATGCTGGCGCCGAACTCCAGGGCCGGGTCATCCAGGATGGATGCGAAGTGGTCCGGGGTGCCGATCGTCCCTCCGAACATGTCCACGGCCAGGATCGAGCTGAACCGGCCGAGGTGGATGTCGGAGATCGATGCGTTCAGCGGGAACGACCCGGACCGGCTGCGGAGGAAGACCGCGTCGAGCGGGAAGGTGGTCGATGCCGTCCTGAAGATCGTCGCGTCGAAAGTGACGGTACCCGTGCGGAGCCGGTAAAGGATCGCATCGAGTGTGAGCAGGCCTGCGCGATTGGCCCGCAGAACGGCATCGAGAGCAAGCGATCCGGATGTCCGCCGGATGATCGCTGCATCAAGTGAGAAGTCTCCCGTCCGGTGCACCAGCACCGACGAGACAAGCGCGTCCAGGGTGAACGACCCGGACCGTGATGCGAACGCGACCGCGTCCAGGGTGAACGACCCGGACCGGTGGGCCAGGACGATCGCATCAAGGGGCACCGACGCCGAGCGAACGATGTTCAGCTGGGCATCGAGCGAGAAGGAGGCTGCCCGGTGGGTCAGAAGGACGGCATCGAGGTTCGCCCCGACCGTTCGGGTTGCCCGCACCACCGCGTTGAGGGTGATGCTAGCCTGTGCCGTCTTCCCGATGACCGCGCTGAGCGTCAGGGTGCCACTTCGGCTGACCTTGACGACCGCGTCAAGGGTGAGCGTAGCAGACCGATGGGCTAGAAGTACAGCATCCAGTGCGAGGGTGTGCTGTTGTGTGCTGTTGATGACCGCATCGAGCGTGATGCTGCCCAACCGGGAACGCAGGATGACGGCATCAAGGGTCAGGCTGGCAGACGCCGTCTTCCTGATGACCGCGCTGAGGGTGAAGTTCCCGCTGCGCGTGATGACGATGACTGCATCAAGGGTGAGCGTGCCCGTCCGCGTCTTGAAGATGACCGCATCGAGGGTCGCTGTTCGTGCCTGTTCACGCTTGATGACCGCGTCAAGGGTGAGGCTGACGGACCTCGGTGCCAGAACGATGGCATCAAGCTTGAATGACCCAGCCTGGGTCTTGAACAGGACCGCGTTGAGGGTGAATTCGCCCCCGGTGACCCCCTGGATCCAGGCGTCAAGGGTGAAGGTACCGGCCTGGGCCCTGAGGACGATCGCGTCCAGCACAAGTGTGCTGGTGCGAGTCTTCAGGACGACCGCATCGAGGGTGAGGCTCGCAGCCAGCGTCTTCTGGATGACCGCGTCGAGGGCGAAGCTCGACGCCTGTGTCTTCCTGATGACCGCGTCGAGGGTAAGGCTGCCCGACCGCGTGATGACGATGACCGCGTCGAGGGTGAAGCTGCCCGACCGGTTCTTGAAGAGGACCGCGTCGAGGGTGAGCGACCCGGACCTGGCCTTCAGGATGATCGCATCGAGCGTGAATGACCCCGAGCGCGTAACGGCGATCGCCGCATCGAGTGTGAACGGGATGCCCCAGTTCGCGAGCAGCGTCCGGGACGTGACCTGCGTGACGCGAGCTACCGCGTCATTGGGCAGGACCAGCGTCCTGGCGATGACCTGGGTGAACCGCGCGACCGCGTCGTTCGGCAGGACCAGCGTCCTGGCGGTGACCTGGGTGAACCGGGTGGGCGGGAACTGGATGACCGCATCAAGCGTGAACGTGGCCGTCCGGGCCTTGAGGACGACAGCGTCGAGCGTGAACGATCCCGACAGCGTCTTCTGGATGACCGCGTCGAGGGTGAAGCCGCCAGAGAAGCCGCGGACCAGGACTGCGTCGAGAGCAAAGCTGCCCGACAGCGTCTTCTGGATGACCGCGTCGAGGGTGATACCCGTCGGCGTGACAACGGTCTCCTCCATAAGGAGGTTACCGGAGGCGTCTTCCAGCTGATAGCCAAAGGCCGAGGTTTCGAGTTCGTACTTGGGGGTTGCCATCAGGGGACCCTTCGGCTGCTTGGGCTTCTTGCGAGGCACATCAGCGTGACTACGAGTACGCAGTCACGACGATGCAGCCGTGTCCTCCCCGTCCGCCGAAGCCTCCCGCGATGCCGCCACCGCCGCCGCCGCCGCCGCCAGGGAAGCCGCCCGTCCCGCCCGTGACGACAGCCGAGCCGCCGCCCACGCCACCAGAGCCGCCGTACGGCAGCAGCGTGGAGTCGGTGCCGCTCTGGCCCTGCGTGGCGATGACTCCGATGGCCCCGCCTCCAGCGCCAGAGCCACTGATGGTCGCCGCCGTCTTGCCGCCCGAGCCGCCGCCGCCGCCGCGCAGCGAGTAGCCGTTGTTGACGCTCGTGAGGCCCGCGTCGGTGTCCGCTCCGGACTCACCGCCCCCACCGCCCCACTCGGCAGGAGAGCCGCCTGTGTTCGCGGTCGTGCCGGATCCACCGCGCCCACCGACAGCGCCCAGCCCTGCACCTGCCGTGGCTGCCTCCAGGGCGACGCGGGTGGTCGCCACTGCGGGGGTCGTGACACCTCTACCAGCCCCAGAGCCACCGTTACCACCGTCCGCTGACGCCGCCGCCGTGGCGACGACGCCGAGGACGCGGGATGTGCTCGTGAGGGGGCCTCTGTTGCCCTTGTCGAACTCCGACAGGGAGGCGGCAGACCCGGCTGCGTTGAGCGCCACGCCGACGATGCCACCCTTGCCGGGGTGGACGTTGACGGGCGAGGTCAGGTCGTCGGCGCGATACCACGCCTCGTCATACCCGCCTCCGCCTCCGCCCCCGCCACCGGCAGCGGTGGCCACAGACTGGCCTCCAGATCCGCCCTGGCCACCGTCGCATACCTGGACGAAGACATTGCGGGCGAAGGGCGGGATAGGCCACGAGTCATCGACGTCGATGGACGACCCGATGAACGTGAAGATCTCGGGCGGGAACCCTGCCGCTGGCTTGCTCGCGGTGTCGGCAGGCAGCCAGTGGATGCGGGTGCACAGGTCGGACGACGAGTTCGTCCACACGACCGTCGTCGCCTTGACCGAACCGTGCGACGCCTTGATGCCCGTCGAGACGTAGATCCCCCCGCCGGTACCGTCCGTGGTCCCGTCATCGAACTGCTCCGTGACGCTCGTCAGGTCCGTATTCGCGAGCGTCCCTCCGGCCATTCCGGCCGCGTTATCAGCCGAGCCGACCCAGACGTCCATGACCAGCACCTGATCGCACGGCGCAACGCTCTTGGGGCTGGTGCCTGCGGTCGAGGCGGTGACCTTGAAGTTGTTGCCGCCGAAGTGGAACGGGTTGCCCGTGGTCGGGCATCCCCGGATGGCGATCATCACGCCGTAGGTATGGTCGCCCGTGTCCGGGATGGTCGGCGCGACCTCGGAGCCACCGTCGCGCTTCCACCACAGGCCCGCGCGGGTCGAGCCAGCCGTCACGGTCAGGCCGATGCCGTTCTGGGGGCCGAGCCTCGTGTAGCCAGCGATGTCGGTGATGTTCTCGTTGCTCGACTGGAGGATGAGCAGGAGGATGTCGTTGGTCGCGTGCACCCCCGGCAGGGTGGCGGTGGGGACGCCGGTCCCAGAGAACTCGACGCCAACAGACGCGATGGTCGGCACGTCCACGCCGAACGCAGCGATCTGCGACAGCGTCATCTTCTTGGAGGTGCCGCTCTCGTTGACGCCGAACTCCGACACCCCGGTGGGGGTCGTGACAGCCGAGAGGGCTGAGATCTTGGTATCGGGCATTTGGGCTGGATCCCTCCCTTGTCGACCCGGCTGGATCCGGGCTAAGCAGTGACCTTGACGCCGAACTCGGCCGCGTTGACGTTAGCTACCGTCCAGGCAGCGGAGGTATTGGGGTCCGTCTCGTACACCTGGGCAAAGCCACCATAGACAGCCCCGAGCGTCTGGCTGTTGCCGTCGTAGTTGACGCCCCCGCGCCGGATCACCGTGCCTGCAGAGCGCACGCCAGCGTCGGTCTTCTCGGCAACGAAGGACGGCTGTACCCCGATGACCGTCCCCGTCAGGCCAAGCGCCGGGAAGGTGAACGAGTCCCGCAGCCCGCTGACGCCGGACGAGACGTAATCGGTATCCGAGTTGGGGGTGGCATCGTCGACGTCATCGAAGTGGGTGCCGCCCGTCGAGGGAGTCAGGTCTACGTTCGTGCCATCCGCGGTCGGGAACTTCGTGAGGACCCGGCAGTCCCCGTAGAAGGCGCTGCCGCCAGAGGCGAGGTACACGTCATCGAAGTCCTGCCGGGTACCCACATTGGAGCGCAGGCTGATCGCGTCGATGACACCAGTCCCGCCGTTCCTGGTGTCAAGGCTGCCCGTCGGGCCGATGATGGAGACGCCGTTGAAGCGGACCTCCCAGGCGCCCGTCGTGTCATGGCACTTGTAGTAGACCTCGATGAAGTACCAGCCGTTCGTGGCGACCCCCTGGGCCGAGCTCGTGGCAGGGATGTTGCCGCCCCGGGAGATGGTGAAGGTGCCATTCCCGTTGTAGGTGAACCGTCCATGCTCGGTCGCGCCCTCGAAGAACCGGAGGAGGTCCTGTGCCGAGGAGGCGTTGGCAGGGCGCCACGCGAAGCCGACGAGGTATTCGGCGTTGGCGGGGACGCCCCTGAGGAGGTTCAGGTTGGTCAGCCCGCAGGAATTGCCGCTGAACCGGCCGGTCTGGATGGTGGGCGTCCCGCCAGACCAGCCCCAGATGATGATGTCGGACCCGGCGACCTCATCGAAACCTTCGATGTACTCGAGAACTTGAGCCACGGGCGGGATCCCTCCTTACGCCGGTTGGATCCGGCGAGCGGAGGTCAGGCCTCCGTTGCGTCTAGTGTGCCTGATATGTCGGGGTCTGGATAGATGGGTTCCACAAGGGACAGGAGCGGTCTGGCGAGGGTCTCGACATCATCGCCCATGCAGACCTGTCCATTGGGCAGGATCCACATCCGGTCGAAGTGCCACTCGTGACACGGGTCGCGCCGCCTCTTGCCGATGCCATAGGCGATCAGCTCCCGGCGTTCGGATGGGGCGAATGTGCCGATGTGCTTGGCTGTGTAGTAGGGGATCTCCCCCTCCCAGACGACCATCGAGAAGACCAGCGCCCCCATCCCCTTGTGGAAGAAGTGCCAGGTGCCCTCGCACCGCATGAAGTAGAAGTGCTTCTTCGACCAGCCCGGCTCGTCCAGGTCGATCGTCTGGGGCTCGGCGCCTGCAGGCACGACGACGAGGAAGTACGGGTTGTCGCCCTGCCACTCGGGCAGGGCAAGCTGGTCTACCACTCCAGGAGCCGCTTGGCCTGGGAGGCCGACATGGTCGGCAGCCCCATCTTGCTGTTCATCTTCCGGCGCATCCGCTCGGTGTCAGGGTCGCGCTTGGCGATCTGCTCCCAGAAGTGCTCCAGGCCGAATATGGTCTCGCCCACATGCCCGATCTTGATCCTGGTGTCGACGAAGATCCGGACACCCGCGTCCTTGGCCTTCTGGCAGAAGCCGATGTCCTCGCCCATGTAGGCGGTCCACTCGAAGAAGAGCCAGGGAGGCAGGGAGGCCCGCTCGGCCACGTGCGGCATCGGGCCACCCATGATCGCCTCGAATGCCGGTACCCCGATGATCACGAAGGCCATGCCGGTGGCATCGACCTCGACCACATCCGATGCCCACTTCTCGAGGAAGTTGTAGGCGCCCGACCTTGGCTGCTCCCGCATGTACATCGTGGGCTGATGGGGAGGCACGCGCCGGACGCAAAGCCCGCCCATCATGATCGGGGCGCCCGGCAAGTACTCGACCATCTCGTCATAGCTCTTGACCAGCGCGCCGATCTGGCCTGGATCCCAGACCATGTCATCGTCGATGAACAGCAGCCAGTCACCCCTCATGCGCTGAACGCACTCGTTGCGCTGGAGCGTCAGGACGCTGCCCTGGACGATCAGCCGGTCAAGCGTCTTCCCGCCCAGGAAGTTGTACTCGGACTGCATCAGCGACGTCGCCGTGCGGGTGTTCATGTGGTCCCGGACCGGGAGGGCCAGCGTCCCCATGGGATCGCCAGCCCGGGTCTGGATGACAGAGACCGACGCCAGTGGCGCCGGATCGACATGCACGACCTTCACTTCTTGATCACGTAGGGCGGGGTGGTGTAGCGGAGCACATCGATGACCCTGGTCAAGCCCTCGCGCAGGGTCACCGGTTCATACCCGGCTCCTGCCTCGCCCAGCATGCGGGTCATCCTGCCAGTGTCGGCCCAGCGCCGGTCGACCCCCTTGGGCTTCGTGTCGTCGTACACGATCTGCGGCTCATATCCGATGATCTCGGCACATGTCCTGGCAACGTCAGCGAACGAGACCGGGAAGCCGTTGCCCAGATTGACGTTGCGATAGCCGCTCTTCTCGGTACCAGAGCCAGCGATCGCCATGGTCCACTTGACGAGGTCAGTGACGTAGAGGAAGTCGCGGGCCTGTAGGCCATTGCCCCAGATGACAATGGGGTCCTCCCGCCGCACAGCACGGAGTGCGATCGACGGTACGGGATAGTCGAGGGATTGCCCGGCTCCGTAGCCCGAGAAGGGCCGGATGCAGAGCACGTCGAGACCGTATGTTGCGGACGTCCACGCGAGCACCTCACCTGCGAGCTTGGTGAACCCGTACATCTGGTCCGGCTTGAACCACTGCGGGTCCGCTGGATTGAACATGCCTTCCTGCAGGGCCCTGCCTGCGCCGGTCTGGGCGCCAGGGGCATAGACCGCGCTGGAGGACGGGTAGATCAGCTGCTTCGCGTGCCTGGTGGCCCAGCGGAAGATGACCGAGTCCAGCCGCAGGGCGTCTGCGTTGAACATCGGGTCGCCCTCGATGACAGCGCGCCCACCAACGGGACCTGCCATGTGGATGACGAGGTCGACGTCCTGGTCGAAGTCATCGAGCCAGGCCTCCATATCGGCAACGTCCATCTGGACACCGTCCGGGTGCTGGACCTTGTCCATGTACCAGATGTCATGGATGCCCTGGAGCATCATGTACTCCAGGAAGTAGCGACCCAGGAAACCTGCCGCTCCCGTGATCAGGATCTTCACGATGTCTCCTGTCTATACCGCCCCTGACGGGTCACGGATGAGGGCTACCGGCGGCTGCCGTGCCCGATGACCATGCGCTCATAGGTGCCCATGGGGAAGACGAACTTCTCCCATGGCTGGAAGCCAGCCCTCTGGAACCAGCCGACCCAGTCGTCCTCCGTGTAGCTCCAGCAATGCCCTGGCTCGAAGGGCGGGTCTGGTTCATCCAGAGGATGCCCGATGATCGCCCAGCGCGCACGGGTCATCCACCTGTCGATGATGTCGAGCGGCTTCTCGACGTGCTCCAGGAACTCGCACATCACGAGGATGTCGCAATCGATGGGCTCGATCTCCTCGACAGGCTGAAGCATGAACGTCATGCCTGGCCAGCGGGTGTTGCAGGCGACCTGGGCTGCCGGGACCACATCGACGCCGATGACCTCGATCCCGTCGCAGTCGATGCCGCCGCGCGGCTGGCGATATATAGCACTGCCGCTATACGGGCCCGAGATGTCCCCGGCGCCGCAGCCCAGCTCGATGATCCGGAGTGGGCGAGCCTGCTCCTGCACCAGGATCTTCTCGAGCAGGAAGCGGGCGATGTCGATGCGGCCAGGCTGGTTGGCCTCGAAGTCGATCGCCCGGCCATCCTTCAAGTGATAGGCCATCTGGTCGCCGAACGACCGGGATCCGCCGTGGAGCGCCTTCACCGGCAGCCCCATGTCTGGAAGCGGTAGACGTACCCAGGCAACTCCAGCATCTGGCTGATCACCGGGTTCCACCCGGCCTCCCTGAGCATGTCGAAGTAGTCCCCGGTCGAGTACGACCAGACGTGCTCGTGGTTGCCGGTCCCGGGCACCTCGTCGATGGGCGAGCTAGCGACCAGCGCTCCCCCGACCCGGCGGGCTTCCCGCAGGAGGGTCTCGGGGTCCTCGACGTGTTCCAGGATCTCGGTCAGGACGACCACGTCGACTGACTTGTCCGGAAGGTCACCGAGCGTTTCGATGGCGGTCCCGAACCGCAGCTTGGCCGGGAACGACGGACGAAGGGCCTCGATCTGGGGTACCGAGATGTCGCCCAGGATGGCGGACACGAAGGGCCGCAGGCGATAGGCAGCCTCGAGGATCGAGGCGTCGCCACAGGCTGGATCGCAGACAGTGCCCGGCCCGAACCAGGCGACGATCCCCGCCGTGGTCAGAAGCCGCGCGATGTGATCGGGCCAAACGAAGTTGTCCCGTACGACCTGGTAGTCGTACGGGGTCAACTCACTGGCGAGGCGGGTCCTCAATCGACCGTGACTGAGGCGTTGAGGGCAGAGATGACGGAGTCGTCCGCGCCCTTCAGGAGCCGGATCGTGTACGACCCGGCAGCCGGGAAGACATAGTCGTCCCAGGTCCACTTGTAGTCGTCATTGGGAGTGAACTTGGGGCCATACGCGTCGTCCACGCCAGCAGGTGCATCGACCTTCATGCGATAGGTCAGCGGTGCCTGCACCGGGCCGTTGTCATGGGTGTGCTCGCCAGCCGGGGCCAGCGCAGCCATGTCAGTCGTCGCTGGCGTGTATAGCGGGGTGTTCGTCAGGCTGCCGATCAGGTCGAGATGAACGGCGGTCTTCTTTGCGACCGGGTTGCCGACCGTGCTTTCACGGACGGTGATGGTGTCTGCTGCCATTAGAGCTTGCCTCCTATATCGGGGTCCATCCCGCTGAACGAGATCTCAAGGACTTCCGGCCACCAGGCGAACCCCTTGACGTAGGGCCACCCCTTGACCGTAGCGACGCCCCTGCAGGCCTCGCGCATCATCATCGTGTTGTGCTCATCCCACGATGGATTGCCACGACCGACCTCGTAGTAACGCAGGTAGTCCTGCATCATCTCGTCAAGGGTCCGGTCATGGCGGTACTGACCCCGGCGCCAGATGATGGCCTGGTGGATCGGGGGCCGCGAATGCAGCAACCCTGGCCAGCCCTTCTTCGTCTTGAACAGGCGCAGGTGAGAGTGCTGCTCGTTGTACTCCTGGCCGTCCACGGCTGAGCCGAACGGGATCCATACCCCGTCCACCCCTGCCATATCCGCGGCCCAGGTGGCATGCGATAGGCTGGCGAGCAGGTCCGATGAGGGCCACTCGTCCACGTCAACCTTGAGGGTCCACAGGTGGGGGATCTTCGGCAGGAGCAGCGGGCCGAAGCTCGCGTCCCCGAAGCCACGGTGGTCATCCTCGACCACGACATCAGCCAGCTCCATGGCCGCTCCCAGCGTTCCATCAGTCGATCTCTGGACTGCCACGAACAGTTGCCCGAAGTACGGACGAACGTAGGCCAGGAGATCCCGGAGCCGGGCCGCGTCCTGCCAGACGACACAAGCGAACGCGATGTGGGTATAGGGCGTCGGGTTGGGGTAGGGGATCCCCGAGGAGGCTTCTACCTCAGACGGGCTGGGGCACTCCCGTATGTCGTCGGACATTCTCGACGTCTACCTCGAACTGGGGCGAGCCTCTCCATTCCTGGAAGGCCGCGAGGTCATGGGCATACCGCTCCGAGCTGTTGTTGTAGCGGTACTGGGAGTCCCACTCGGCCTTGCCGACCGCTGGGTGCATGTGCTCGATGACGACATTGGGCATCCAGTAGAGACAGTCAGCTGCCTCGGCCAGATCCTTCCAGGCGTTGTCCAGGTACAGGTGCGCACAGCCCGGGAGGGCCATCCACCCCAGCTCCCTGACGATCGGGGAGCTGATGAAGATCTGGGTCGGAAGTTCACCGTTGTGCCAGAAGCGGTCATGTCCGTAGACGAAGCCACCGCCGACATCCCTGAGGTGGTTGGTGAAGTACGAGTCCCAGCCCTTGGACCGGAAGCGATGGTCATCCCCAACGAAACCCATGATCGCCGGGTCGTCCCCCAATGCGAGGACCGCGGTCACGGCAGTGTTCAGGGCACCGGCCATGCCGCCGCCAGGTGTTGGCTCGATCCGCATGACGTCCAGCCCCAGCCGTTCATAGGTGGAGGCTGTGACGTCATCGGAGTCGACTACGAAGAGGAGCCTGGAGTCCGCGCTGCGGGAGTCATCGAAGCTGTCCCGCAGCTCCGCTGCCTTCTCTGGCCTGCCTCTGGATGGGCACAGAACGAGGGCATCCACGAACGGATGCTACTCCTTCCTAAGTCTCGTCGTACGAGTAGTTGACGGTCTCCTGGACCCAGTTGCCCGGGTCAGCGGTAGCGGCCACCTGAAGCTGGAACACCACGGCCTTGGTCGTGCTGTTCGTCGTCGAGTAGCTCGTCGCGTCCCAGGTCGCCTTGTTCCCCGACGTGTAGGTGTTGAAGTTGGCGTTGGCGATGGTGCTGACACCCGTGGTCGGCGTGGTGCCGGTCACGTACGCCGCGGTGACGAACAGGGTCGTCGAGGTCTGGACTGCGCCATCCCCCCAGACCTTGAAGTTGGTGACGCCGTTCGCGGGAGCGGTGTCGACCTTCAGCCGCAGCCACGACTCGTAGCTGTTGTTGCCGACCGTGATGGGGTTGGCCTGGCGGTTGGCCAGGGTGTTCGTCGCGTTGTCAGCGGACGACAGGTCCACACCCGTGATGACGGCGGACTCGGTACCCGCCGATGCCCCCGTGTACTTCCTAAGGGAGAGCGATGCTGCCATCTAGATCCTCCATGCCCTTGCCAGCCGCTCCGGGGCCGGACCCGCTCGCGGGCCTCCCGTCCGGTGGCGCAGGGCTCTTCTTGCCCTCTGCCAGCTCCCGCGCCGACGGGACATCGTCAAGGATGACGACCCCCTGCGACGTGTTCGCCATCAACTTGTCGTAGATGTCTCCCTCGAGCTTCGGACGGCCTTCATCCTGCCGAGCTTCGTTGGGGGTCTTCCATGGCATCCCAGCAAGGGCCAGCCGGTTGATCTGCGCCCGGCTAAGGCTCTCCTTCAGGTTGAGACTGGTGAACGCGAAGGCCAGGTTGTTATCGGGCCCGCCGTTGGATCGGTCCTGGACCACCTCCTGGGTTATGTGCGACTGCACGAGACCGAGAAGGGGTCGCAGGCCGCGATCCTCGGTGTTCTCCTGCTGGACCTCCCCGTTCGCGCGGTTGATGTCGAAGCCCAGGCCCAGGTCATTCGCTGTCAGCCCGAACACCGCCGCCACCTTGCGGACGAGGTAGATCTGCCACTCCAGGAACTGCATATCGCGGTTGGATCCGCGGAAGGGGATGAACTTGGCGTTCTTCGAGCCACCGATGAACGCCATGGCCCCACGGCCTGCCACCTCGGCAGACCAGTAGCCCTTGAACTTCTCGATCTGCTCGGGGCGTGCACCCTCACCAAGATCGAGCATCCCGTCGGGAGCCGCGTTCTGCACCTGCCGCGAGTTGTAGGCGTGGCCTGACAACTCCGCGTCGATGGTGAGCTTGAGCGTCTCAAGAGGGGAGAGGCCGACGACCCGGTAGGTCGCCGGGTTCATCATCACGTAGATGAAGTCCCCGTTGGTGAACTTCGCCGCTGCCCGGCCAAGGGCATCGGGGTACCAGTAATAACGGGGCTCCTCGGGTTCACCCGCCCAGAAGCGGGACACCTTCATCTCGCCGCCGTCCACGGCGTGGAGGTAGGCGATCTGGCCCCGGAGCGTGCGTTCCTTCTCTACGCACCCGGCGTCCAGGACGAGGATGTCCTCGATGATCGGCTGGATGAAGGTGCGCCAGCTGTCATCCCTGGGGTTCGGGTGATTGAGCTGGTATGTGATCTGGTCAGCAAGCTTCTGGCTGAACGGCTTCTCGGCGTCGACCGGGGCGATCGTCCATTCTGCCTGCGCGACCTGGTCACGCCGGATGTTGATGGCAGCCCGGACCCACTCGCTGTGCTCTGCCCAGTGACGGAAGAGCTTGACGTTGGCCTTGCCGACCCTGCTCACGTCCTGGTAGACCATCCCGGAGGATGCGGCCCGGTTGGGGATGTTCTGTGGTGACGTCCGCCAGGCCCGCCGTACCTGCATCCGGACAGCAGCACCCGCTGGTCCCCGGTCCAGGAAGAGGGCGACGGTAGGTATCGACGACCGGACGAGGCTCATGACCGGATCCCCCCATGCTCCTGGAAGTGCCCGGCCAGGACGCGGTCCATGGCCTTGTCGATCTGGGTCGCCATGAGCTTCTTGTTGGCCGCGGCGACCGCTTCCTGGTATGTCATCCGGGCCGTCTCGATGCCCTGCATCATGTCGGCCAGGTGATCGGGGATCTCGCGGATCCCGGTACGGAACTCGACTTCAGCCATGTCACCTCCGCACCGATCCGAAGAAGAACGCCTCGCCGCCCATGTCCATGGCCAGCCCCTCTGCATCGATCATG